TATTATGCAGTACCAGACAAAGCTATTGACACTGGTGCATACGTCACATCGTTCTCAATTGGACAAGCAGGGTTTGGTGGAGGTCGCTCTAGAAGTTCAGCTAATAAACCTAGGCACCAAGACCCAGCAACTATGAAGGCTCAGTCTAGGGGACAACTACAGTCAGACATTGAGGCTATGGACTTCACAGGTCTCCTAGCATCAGGAAGCATTAGGGCAAGTCTACGCAATAGGGCACCCCATGCTAATGTAGTTGAGAAGAAGTACCACGTGTTTGCTACAATCAAGGATATCACCAGATGAGCATATATAAAGACATCAGGGCTGCTCTTGAGACTAAACTAGCAGGTGTTGCAGGTCTACCATCTGGTATCCAGTATGAGGCTGTATCATTTGAACCAACAGCTAACACTAGCTACTTAGAGGTAGCACTAGTACCAACACTAAGGGTTCCTGCTGTAAGAGGCCCTAATCCGCAAATGAGATACCAAGGGGTCTTTAGGGTCTTTTGTTATATCCCTAGTGGCTCAGGACCTGCTGAGGCAGAAACAATGGCTCAACTAGTTTTAGAAGCCTTTGATGCTACCACTGATATTAGTTATACTAATGTAGGAGGTGACACTATCATAGTTTCAATAGATTATGCAGATGTTAATTCAGGGGTTACAGAAGGTAACTCATGGTATTACATTCCTGTTAATATCGGTTGGTACATTTACTCAGACTAAGGAAACTACATGCTAAAGTCCAAACGTAACTTCGCATTTGCTGGCAAGACATACTTTGTTGGTGACCCCATCCCTAAAGACATTGCAAGTCTGGTTGACCCCTCTTTTGTAGAGACACCAGAACCTGTAAAAACTAAATATACATCACCAACAAAACTCTCTGAAGGAGAATAAGATATGGCTTTTGCACAAGGTTCCCGCTCCAGTCTCTCGTATATCGCTGAGGCAACTTTCGGTACTACCCCAACTACACCGCAGTTCGTAAACCTGCCAATCAACAGTCATTCTATTGATCTGACTAAGGATCGTGTGGAAGGCAATGAAATTCAAGCTGACCGTATGCCACGCGTTGACCGTCATGGTAACAAGCAAGCTGGTGGTTCAATTGAAGTTGACTTGCGTAAGCTAGACTTTGATGAGCTTATCGAGAGTGCTTTCCTAAGCTCTTTTAGCACCAATGTACTCAAGGTTGGTACTGCCCCTAAGTATCTTTCAATTGAAGATGCAGCTAACGACATTAGCCAATTCCGCCTCTTCACAGGTATGTCAGCTTCTTCTATGAGTGTATCTATTGCTCCTAACCAGATGGTCACTGCTAACTTCGACATGGTTGGCAAGAGCATGGCACAGGCTGCTACAACTGCTTCTACAGCCCCACCTACAGCCCCTAGCACGAATGTACCTTTTGATAGCTACAGCGGTGTTATCTCTGATGGTGGATCAGGTATTGCTATTGTTACGTCCTTGGACTTCTCAATTACAAACTCCTTTGCCCCTACATTTGTCATTGGTTCAGACTCAGCAGCACAACTTGAGTTTGGTCGGGCAGTCGTAGAAGGCACCATGACTATCTATTACGAAGATGAGACAATCATTAACAAGTTCTTGAATGAGACTGAGAGCACCTTGGAAGTCAGCGTTGATGATCCCACTGGTACTAACTCATATACATTCTTGTTCCCACGAGTGAAGTATAATGGCGCTGCTGTACCTTTGTCAGGCTCAACTTCTCGTTTGATTACTGTCCCATTCGTTGCTTTGTATGATGCTACTGAGGCTACTAACATCAAGCTCACAAAAGCATAAGAATCCGCTAAGGCGGCTAGGGGGGCAGTATTCGTCGGGTGTATTGTCCCCCGTTAAATAACACCCGATAGTCCAATGATGGACAAACCCAACAAACTAAGGAAACTCGACATGGATATTTCAACAATCGGTAAGACCAAAGACACGTCTGAAGTCACTCTGTACCACCCAGTTAACTCTGAGGTTCTCTCAAATGATGATAAGTCTCCTATGACTATCACCATCTATGGTCCAAACTCTAGTCAGTACAAGGCTATCAACCATGCACAGCAGAACCGTCGCTTGCAAAAGGCCCAACGCACCAATGGTAAGATGAACCTGACTGCTCAAGAGATTGAGTCAGCAGCATTGGACCTGTTGGTCAAGTGTACTAGCGCATGGAACATCACGGTAAACAAAGAGTGCCCTGACTGTGTAGAAGCTAAAGTTAAAGATATCTATGTCGAGTTCCCTTGGATTCGTGATCAAGTAGACGCTGCATTGAATGATGCTCAGGCTTTTTTGGCCTCGTAAGAGCCTCTCTAGAGGATTATGCTGAGTACCACTTTAGGTCACGCAGGAAAGTCCAAGGTAAAAGCACTGAGTTAGACCATCTAGAGCAAGTGGCGAAGCAGTTGGGGAAACCCTTAGAGGAAATAGAGGATTTCAATGATGCCTGTATATTCCCAGATGCTGCTTCCCACTTGTGGTCTACATTTCTCCAGCTACACAGAGGTAGAACCTATGGAATGAACGGACCCAACCCAATATCATATGAGTTAATAGTCAACTGGTCTAAACTCAGTGGTATTACTCTAAAGTATTGGGAGATAGAAATAATGCAATCTCTGGATAATATCTGGATGGACACCACTAGTAAGGAATCTTAATGGCTGATATTATCGAACTAGAGGTTGTAGGAAAAGTCACTGGTCTAAAGCCTATGTTGTCTACTGTTTCTCGCTTAGAGCGTGAACTTGTTAGGGCTACTAAGGCTTTAGACCAGAATAAGATATCACAACAGCGTTATAATACGATTATAGCCTCCACTAAAACCCAGTATTCAGCTTTGGGGGTTAGTGCGCAGCGGGCTAATGCTCAAGTTGATAAGATGGCTATGTCACTAAAGAACACACAGGCTGCTGAGAAGGCTGCTCAAGCTACTCGCACCCTAGCTCGTGAAAAAGATAACCTTTCTCGTAAGTATAAGCCTTTGTATGCTGCTACCCAACTCTACGAGAAGGGCCTAATGGAGATTAAGAGGGCTACAACTTTAGGTATTCTATCTAATGAAGAAGCTATCAAAAGTACGATGAGACTTAAGACTGCTTTTAATTCAGCTACTACAGGCATGTCTGGTGGTATAGCTCAGGCTGGACGCTCTACTAACCAATTAGGTGTTGTTGCTCAACAGACTGGTTATCAGGTAGGTGACTTCTTAGTTCAGATACAATCTGGTGCTAACCCAATGATGGCCTTTGGTCAACAGGCAACTCAGCTTGTCGGTGTACTACCTTTGTTGTCAGATCAACTGGGTGTTAGTGCTGGCAAGCTCATGGGTATTGCTGCTGGCTTAGGTATCCTTATTCCCTTGGCTACTGCTATCGCAGGATACTTCTTGCGTCTGGCGGGGGAGGTAAAGGAGTCTGGTGATGCACTAGGTAGCTTTAGCTCTAGTATGAGTGACGTTAGATCAGCAATTGAAGTTAGTAGGTCCTCTGTTGCAGAACTAGGGGCTGAGTTCGGTTATATCGCCGCAGACATAAAGAAAATACAAGACGCTATTATTCAAGCTAGTATAAACGAAGCTTTTAGGGATATGGCAGATGCTGTCAGTCCTTTCTCCACAGCAGTCACAGGTGCATTTGATAGAATCGTCACCTTGCAACAACAGATGGCTGGTATGGACCTTACCATAGGTTCCACAAGCCAACAACTTCAGCAAGTGGAGATGTTTGAGCTTCTGGGTGCAGAGGTTGATGGCGTATTGGAAAGCTTAGGGCTGACCACCTATGAGTTGGTAAAGATTCAAGGTGGGTTTAACCGAATTAGTGCCGCTGGTGTAGCACAAGATACTGAGGCTATGGCAGCAGCATCCCTAGAAGCTATTGCTTACCTAAATTCTCTCTCTAGTTCCTCTGAGGAAACTTCCTCCAATATAGACCAAGCTGTAATATACATAAATGAACTACTAGAGGCTGCTGGTTTAACCGCTGCTGCTATCAACGGGTCTGCTGAAGGCATGAAGGTATTTGCTGAAATGTCTGAGCGTGCTGCTGAGGCTGCTGCTGATCGAGAGCAGGCTGTCAAAAGTATTAAAGAGGCTACACAAAATAACATTGACTCTATGCAGATGGAGCTAGATTTAGCACAAGCTATATTAGAGGCGAGGGGTGACTCTGCTAAGGTAAGTAAAGCAATTGCTGACAATGCTAGAGCGCAAGTTGTAGCTAATTTAGAAAACGAGGGTATTCTAGGTAATAACAAAAATACTATTATGGCTATATACGACTCTATTGTAGACGTTGAGAACCAGACAAACTCATGGGCAAAGGCAATGGCTGGTGTCGCTGTACAAATCAGTGGCATAATGAACGCATTAGCATCCCTTGGGGGTGGCCTTATAGAAAACGTATCCCTTCGTATTCAAAGTGAGGTGCTAGAGGCTGGTGGTAACCTAAGAGATGCTGCTGTTGCTAACGAGAGATACCTTCATGATATGGAGATGGCCAACATATCTGCTGCTGCTGCTATAGAGGGCACTGCTGCTGCTCTTGTGGCTAACACTATTACTATCCCAGCCCTTAACGCACAGTTTGAGGAAAACATAAGACAGACTGATAGACTAACTGCTGCTACAGATGCTTACAGAGATAGAATAAAGGATGCTGCTGCTGCCGTTAAAGCTGGTGGCGCTGCTGCCAAAGAAGCTGCAAAGCTGTTAGAGAAATTACGTGAAGAGATAGAGCAACTAGAGTTTGACGCTGACCCTATTCTAGCCTATAACGATGCCTTGGCTCACCTTAATACTTTGCTAGGCATGGAAAATGGTTTATCTATTGAAGCATACTCTAAAGCTGTAGATGATCTTAACAAAGGTCTAATCGAAAGCCACCCACTAGTAGATGGTGTAGCCAATGCTTTTCAAGACTTCATGGGACGTGGCTTTAAGGACTTCAGTACATTTGTAGATGACATCTTAGGTCTCTTCAAGAATATGCTAATTGAGATGGCTATGACTGCCCTACGCAATAAGATACTCATACCGATGGTCATGGGTAGTGCTGGTAGTGCTGCTGCTGGTAGTGCTGCTGGTAGTGCTGCTGGTAGTGCTGCCGCTGGCGCTGGGGGTGGCATGTTAGGTTCACTTGGTGCTGGCGTTAGTGCTTTTGGTGGAGGACTTACATCAGGAGCTTCCGTAGCTTTTAACGGTATTATGGCAGGGGGTGGCCTTGGGCCAGCAGCGGGAGCCGTTAGTGGTGGCCTAGGTATGGGTGGTGCCGCTGGTGTAGGCACAGCTATAGGAGCTATTGCAGTTCCATTGTTAGCAGTTGCAGCAGTCTTTAGCTTCTTCAACACTAAGACCAAAGAACTTGATGCAGGTCTTAGGATTACTGCTGATAGCACAAGTACGCTAGTTGATGAGTTCAAGAAGATCGAGGAGTCTAAGTTCTGGGGTCTATCTAAGGATGTAAGCACCGACTATAACACAATGGAAGACTCTAGCCCAATCACAGAGGCTATTGACGCTATCAAAGATCAAGCTCTTGGCCTTGGTGCAATCCTAGGACTCACTGCTGATAACTTCTCCAGCTTCGCAAGTCAAATCCAGATATCCCTCAAGGGGTTGTCTGAGGATGAGGCTAATGCTGAGATTGCTAGAGCCTTTGGTGTTATTGCGGATCAATTCAGCTATGCGGCATTAGGTCACTTTGAGGAAACTTATGGTGGGATTATCCGTGAAGGTGAGTCTGCACTTGAGACATTGAACAACCTAGCTAACTCACTGCAAGTTACTAATGGGATATTCAAGGACCTTGGTTTCACTCTGTATGACGTTAGTGTAGTAGGTGCAGCAGCAGCACGTGATTTCGCTGATGCTCTTGGTGGTCTAGAGGCATTAACTGCTAAATCATCTGCATACTACGAGAGGTTCTACTCTGATAGTGAGCGTGTTGGTGCAATGACTGATAAGGTTCGTGAAGCACTAAGTGACCTTGGTGTTATTATGCCAGCAACTATTGCAGACTTCCGTGCCCTTGTGGACCAAGCTGCTCGTATGGGTAATATGGACCTAGTAGGCTCCTTGATTGATCTTTCAGCGCCCTTCGCTGGTTTGATTGATAGTCAAAATGTATTACTGCAAGACTCATCTAATACACTTAGGGAAGCCTTTGAGAATGAGATGCAAGCTACACGTGATAAGTTTGATGCTATCATTGATGCTTTAGGTGAAAAGCTTACAAGTGCACAAGCTAGACTAGACCTATCTAAGTCTATCGCAACAGCTTTGAGTGATGCTTTACGCAGTAGATTATTCCCTAGTGCTGAAGCTGAGAGACAGTCTGTAGATGAAGCATCTGCTTACCTTAAGTCCTTAGTTGGTCAAAGTGAGATAACAGATGTAGACGCTCTGAGAGATGCTCTGTCTATCGTGGCTAATCCCTCTACTGATACATACAAGACACTAGAGGATTACCGTAGAGATTTCAATAGAACATCAGTTGTAATTGGTAGCCTAGAGAAAACTGCTAGTAAAACCCTTGAGGCTGACCAAGCTATAGTTAGGGCAATAGAAGAACAGATTGCACAAGCTGAACTAGATGCTGAGATGGAGATATCTGCTTTACAGAGCCAACTAGACGCACTCTTAGATATGGGTGGTCAGCTAGACGTAGTAATAGGTTTGACAGAAGCTATCTTAGGTTTCATAGCTACTCTTAATACATTAGGTCTTGGTACAACTTCTGGTACAGGCACAACAACAGAGGATGCTATAACTAATATATACAACACTGAGCTTGGTCGTGCCCCAGATCAGGCAGGACTTGATTTCTACACAGGTCTAGCGGGTAGTGGAACTTCTATAGATGACATAAGTAATGACATTGCCAATTCCCCTGAAGCTAAGATACAAGCTTTATACAGTGAATTACTGGGGAGAACCGCTGACCAAGCTGGGTTAGATTTCTACAGGGATGCTATTAGCTCAGGTACTACAATAGATCAGGTACGCGCTGATATTGCAAGTAGCCAAGAGGCTCTACAAAGCTTCTCAGGTGGAGGTTACACAGGTAATGGTGCTAGGGCTGGTGGCTTAGATGGTCAAGGTGGTTTCATGGCTATGCTACACCCACAAGAAGATGTCATTGATCGCACAAGACCTACCCCCACTGTTTCTAGGGATAGGGGTTCAGAGGATAGTATGACTGAGCTTCGTATGGAAATAAGTGAACTACGTAGTGAGCAAAGGCAAATTCTTATGGATATCTCTAAGAATACCAAACGTACTGCTGATATTGAGCGTAAGCATGATGTCCAAGGTACACCACCCGTTAGAGCAGCATAAGGATAAGAAGTACCATGAAGATAATCAAGCCTATAGAAGTAAATGACACTATCTTCCAGTCTTCTAATGTAACTGAGAATGACTACGCAGAATGGTCTATTGGTACAACCTATGCTCTAGGTGCTAAAGTTATAGTCCTCAGCACTCATGCTATATACGAGAGTGCTGGGGATGGTAACACAGGTAATGATCCTACAACTGATACAGTCAACTGGTTTACTACAGGTGCTACTAACAGGTGGAAAGCCTTTGATAAGAAGATATCTGATCCAGTTACTAATGTAACATCCATCACGTATAATCTACAGGATGCTGCATCAAGTATAACAGCACTAGCTTTCTTTGGGTTAGCAGGTACATCAGTTAATGTCACTGTAACGACTGCTGCTGGGGCTGAGGTTTATAACGTAACTAAATCACTAGTAGAAACTGATGGAGTTCTTGACTGGTACTCATATTTCTTCCTAGATAGCGAAGTAAAGACTGAGGTTCAATTCCTGTCTATACCCCCGTACTTAAATGCAGATTTAGATATAACTATCACAACAGCAACGGGTGAAACAGCTAAGGTTGGTCAAATAGTATTAGGCTACTTAACATCCTTTGGTATAACTACATATGGAACTTCCCTTAGTATTGAGGACTACTCCAGTAAAGAGGTAGATGCCTTTGGTAACTTCATTATTACTGAGAGAGCCTATTCAAACATTGCTGATTTCAGCATTAAGTTCCTCACTAGTGATGCCAGAAGAATACAGAATACACTAGCAAATTTCAGGGCTAAACCACTTGTATTTATCGGCTCTAATAATACTGCTTATGGATTAACTCTATATGGTTTTTACAGGAGGTTTGACCTGACACTAGAAACACCATCATACTCATTCGGCTCTGTAGAGATAGAAGGACTTACCTAATGACATACCCAACAATTACACCATTACCAGATGCGCCAAATAGGAATGACCCAGACAACTTCTCAACTGAAGCTGATGCCTTTGTAGCTGCATTGCCAGCACTAGTAACTGAAACTAATACTGCTGGGGACTACATAGAGGTCCAAGCTGTAGCTGCTGCTGGTTCTTCCACTACTGCTAGTGGCTTTGCAAGTAACGCAAGTACATCGGCTGGTGAGGCTGCGGCAAGTGCAACTTCGGCGGGGGCACTTGCGGGGGCTGTAGCCTTCGTTCCAAGCGCGTCCTACACCATCCTTGACCCTGTCATTTCCAATGTTGATTTTAAGACATACCGTGCCAAGACAACCCATAGCGGCGTTGCGACAGACCCTAGCGCCGATGCTACTAATTGGGCTTTGATTAACGGCGTATCTGCCACGTTTGTAGCGGCAAACTACCTTGCGCTTGCGGGTGGTACTATGACGGGCGCTTTGGTCGCTACGGCTGGCATCACAGTCGAGGAAGTGACTGAAACGGTTTTCACTATGACGGGGACTGACGTTGATCCTGCAAACGGCACTGTCCAAATCATTGCGTTGACAGCGGCGCGGACGTTGACTGAAAGCCTTGTATCGGGTCAGGCCGTTCGGTTGTGGATCACAGGCGGTGACTCATGGGCAATTACTTGGCCCGCTGGCACTGTTTACATCGGCGGCGTTGCCCCTGTCATCACTGCAACCAACATCCTGACAATGGAAAAGATCGGCACTGATTTAATCGTATATGGCGGCGTGGGGGTCGCATAATGATTACAATGGCCCCTTCGCTGTTAATGGCAGCAAGTCCACTTCGCGCTTTCGAGTTCTTTGGCTCAACTCAATCATTCGACAGCACTGACCCACAACAAGCCACTATTCCATCAGAAACGCGAGAGGGTGATCTGTTGCTGTTGTTTGTAGCGGCTGACAGTAATATGACAGTGCCTTCTGGATGGACGACATTAAGCATAGGCAACAATGGGAATTTGCGCTGGATGATTGCCTACAAGGTTGCTGGTGCGTCTGACGCTGGATCGACCTTTACCTACCTCACAAATAACAACACAGACAGCTCCGCTGTTATCGCGGTATTCGGCAGCGCGGCGACCAGTGTTTTTGGTTCTGATGACACTAATGGCGGCACTGGCGTCGTTGCCCCGAGCATCACCACCCTGAATGCAGATGACATTGTTATCGCATGGGGCATCACAGCCTCAGCGGAATGGGCAATGACGCTGGCTACCGCAGGATTTACCACCATTTCGGCGGTTGCTCCCGCATCTGGGTTCCTCGCTTCTGTTGGCGTTCATTACAAAGTACAGGCCGCGGCTGGCGCTACTGGCTCAGTGACGTTCGCGTCTGGGGGAGGAGATCGAGCAGAAGGTGGCCTGATGTCCATAACATCTACACTTTAGAAAGGTTAAAACATGCTTTTTATCAAAGCCAGTGGAGGGATAATCGAGCAATTCCCATACACCGAACGCGACCTTAAACGAGATAACCCAAGATCAAGTTTTCCTCGTGACATTAGCGCAGCAACTTTCGCTAATTTTGGTGCTTTGCTTGTCGAAAACGTTGCCGTGCCAACGGTCAGCGCTGGGCAGATTGCGGTGAGGGATGCAGAGCCGATTATAGATTCGGACGGGTGGCGTTGGGACTGGACGGTCAGGGCAGAAACGACAGCCGAACTTGACACGGCCAAAGCTGCACAACTTGCTGATCTAGCCGACATTCGCTGGACCAAAGAAGGCAGCGGAACAACGATTGGTGGAACGCCGATTGCCACAGATCGAACAACACAAGCCAAACTCACTGCGGCTTACGTCAAGGCATCGACAGATTCATTATATGAGATTGCGAACTGGAAGTTTGGCGCTGGCACATTCGGCACGTTAGACGCATCAACAATAATCGCGGCGGCTGACGCTGTGGAATTGCACGTTCAAGCGTGTTTCTCGAATGAAGCGTCACTTTCGGCAAGTGTTTTGGCAGCGTCCAACATTTCGGAACTTAATGCAATTGACCTACAGGCGGGTTGGCCGTGAATCACCTGAAGCGCACATTGTATGTATTAGGGCGTATCTGGGATATGATTGCGGGGTTCTTCAGTACACTCCTAAACGTTGTGGTATTTAATGGGTCAACTCACCAGACGACAAGTTCAAGAGCATACATAGACGGTAAAACAGACCCTAAGTGGGCCAAGCGTCGTGACTTCATTAACCGTGTGTTTTTCCTCGATGATGACCATTGCGCTGGGGCATGGACTAAACAGGTTCACAACGCTAGGAAAACTCTTGATCGTGCCCAAGCAGAATAAACCAAGAGAATATACAAATGAAAGCTGGTGATCACAATGTTTAATCTCTCGAATAGGTCCCTGAATACCCTAATTGGGGTACACCCTGATCTAGTGCGGGTAATCCATAGAGCTATCAAGATTACTGAGGTAGACTTCCTAGTAGGTTGCGGTGTACGTACACTAGCTACACAACGGAAGTATGTGCGTGAGGGTAAATCTAAAACGATGAACTCTAGGCACCTCCTGAACAATGGCTACAGTCATGCTGTTGACCTATGGATGTGGAAAGATGGTGGTATCTCGTGGGATACTTCTGGTGCTGAGGATCGCTATACAATCTCTAATAAGGATGACTACGAGAACTATCAAGAGATTGGTACAAGTGTTATTGCTGCATCATATGAACTAGGTATTCCTATTAGGTGGGGCGCAGACTGGGATGGTGATGGTCAACATACAGACCATAGCTTTATCGACTGGGTTCATTTTGAATTGCCTGAGTCTCACTACCCCAAGAAGTAATATCTAAGGATACACAAGATGGCTGATGATACACTACAGAGGTTGCGAGACTTAGAATTACTAGTGGCAGTGCTTAGGAAAGATCGAGATAACGACAAAGAGAAACTAGCGAACCTCAGTGGTGGTATCAACAGAGGCTTATGGATGATTGGCGGTGGCCTAATTTCCATTGTAGTGGCTTGGGTCATGTCAGGTGGTTCAATTGGCGAGTAACCTCAAGATGCTATTACTAGGGTTTTTCCTATGCACCACATTCCTAATAACCCCCTATGTGTATATCTCTAATAATTATCTAGGAGGCTACCACATACATCAACAGGAGACTTCCAATGACTACGCCAAAGACTAACAAGACTTACAAGAGAGAACTAGCTGTGGTAGTATTCCTCTGGTTAGTATATCTATCAGTGTCTCGTGTAGAAGCTCTTGGGGTTGTAGTGATGCCAGCATTTGCATACATTGGACTAGCCCTAGGATTAGACTGGTGGGGTAAGACTGGTCCAGCTACTAATGAGGTTATCAAAGGTGATGAGAGATGATAAACATTGTTGGCTTCCTGACTACGAAACTGGGAAAGACT